GCGGAACTATTTCGTACCTTCTATGGGGAGGGCTGGCCGGGAAACGGTGGGCCGAGAAGATCATGCGCGAAAAGGGCAAGCTATGAAGGCACCGATACACACAATTAAGGAGAACCCGCACAACCCGCGGACCATCACCGAGGACAAGTTTCGCAAGCTCGTAAAGAGCCTGAAGGAATTCCCGGAGATGCTCGAAGCCCGTCCCATCGTAGTCGACAAGGACAACATCGTCCTCGGGGGCAACATGAGACTAAAGGCAGCCCGCGAAGCTGGCCTAACGGAAGTCCCCATCTACCGCTCGGAATGGAGCCACGACAAGTCCAGCGAGTTCGTCATCAAGGACAACGTAGGCTTCGGCGAGTGGGATTGGGATCTACTGGCCAACGAGTGGGATGCGTACCCCCTGGCCGAGTGGGGTCTCGATGTATGGAGTCCGGATTTAGACCCGGAGCAGTTGGCCGACGGGTTTAATTTAGCCGATGGCGATAAGCCGCCGTTTCAATCGCTGACGTTCACGCTATCGGACGCCCAGGCGGAATACCTGAAGGAGCGGCTCACAGAGGTCAAGCAAGATCCAGCGTTTCAAGACATGGACGCGGCACAAAACGACAACAGCAACGGTAACGCATTGAGTCTGTTAGCACAACAATGGGCAGAGCAAAAGACATCGTTCTAAAAGTCATACCGTCCAAGGCGGCTAATGAGTTCGTAAAGAGGTACCATTATTCCGGCAAGGTGGTGCAGAACTCCACGCTTCATCTTGGGGCCTTTCTAAACGGCAAGCTGGGCGGAGTGATGCAATACGGGAACCCTATCGATAAGCGAAAGGTGCTACCCTTGGTTTCGACAGACAACAAGAGCATTAACGCCAAATGGAACGAGATGCTGGAGCTCAACCGGATGGCGTTCTCTCCCATCCTGCCCCGAAACTCTGAGTCCCGGTGCATCTCGGTGAGCATTCGCCTAATTCGCAAGCACGCGCCGCAGGTCAAGTGGATCCTCTCGTTTGCGGATGGCACCCAATGCGGGGACGGCACCATCTACCGCGCGTCTGGCTTTCATTTGACGCAGATTGGCAAAAACACCACGCTTATGGAGTACAATGGGCAAGTCATAGCTAACAAAACGCTTGACAACCCCAATTTTAAGAAGTTGGGTCTGAGCAGCGGCAAACTTAAAAAAATGGGAGCCAAGCCGTTGGCCGGCTATCAACTGCGTTACATTTACCTTCTCAGCCCAGACGCAAAGCTAGCCGTTCCCGACATTCCGTTTTCTAAGATTGCCGAGGTAGGGGCCACAATGTACAAAGGCAAATCAGCGCGTGAAGCATAGCAGCGATGCGCCCGGCATCCAGCCGGGAGAGGGCGGTGCATTTCCGACCCACGCGCTCAAATATTCGAAACAGTTTTGTATATTTGCAATATGACAGAACAATTCGAACACCTCGGCTACCAAGCAGAATACTACGTCGAGGGCAAGTACATCGGTATTCTCCCCTGCTCGCCCTCATTTGAGGCATCCTACGGAACCGGATACGAGTCCCGCATGGACCATATCGCCCGCCAAGACTTTAAGGTCGGCAAGCGGTGGATTCGCAAGGGCGAGAAGTACTGGACGATGATCATCCCAACGTGCGGTAAATTGCTGAAGTGAACGGAAAGGACTACGCATACCGCGCCACCTTCTACGGTTATATCGGGGTCCTCGCAATCCTGCTATATTTAGCCCTGCATGGCTGAGATTTACAAGGCGGTATTTACCTGCCCCGAATTGGACGAGAGAGAGGTGTGGTATGTATCGAGTAAGAAACACGCCGAGCTGATGATGAGGCGCCACATCTCCACCCCACGGACCAAAAAAAAGGCCATGAGGTACGAACACGCCACCTACAGCCTAAGCGTAACCCCAGTCTTTGAAAGCACCGGAGACGCCAGCTACGACCCCCGGCCATAATTTGACGACAATGGACGCACAAAAAAAGGCGATGGTGCAAGCCCTGGAGAAGTCCCTCGGTATTGTCACGGCAGCGTGTAAGGTGGTGGGCATCTCCCGGCAGACGCATTACAATTGGCTGGAGGATCCCGAGTACAAGAAGGCGGTGAGCGAGATTGGCGACGTGGCCCTCGACTTCGCCGAGTCACATCTTCACAAGCTGATAAAGGACGGCAACCCAGCGGCCACCATCTTCTACCTCAAGACCAAGGGCAAGGAGCGGGGGTATGTGGAGCGTCAGGAGATAGCCGTCGCAGAGAAGAAGCCGCTCTCGTGGTTCACCGATGACAACGCGGACGTAGCGTAAATTCACAACATGACTTGGAACACATTCGACACGCAGCCTGAACTCGAAGGCTTCTATTTGGTCTGCAAAGCCGACGAGCCGGAGGAGGCTTCGTGGCATTCAGCCGTCATATTCTTCTGCATGAAGCACGACCCGGAAGGCATTTGGGAAATTGAGGATGCCGATTTCGATGGACCCCCGACACATTGGGCAAGGATTCCGGACGTTGCGTGAAGCAGCCCGCCACGTACTACCACGTCAAGGGGTGCGCCTCCCGCATCCAAGTACACCAGGGCGGAACCCGATCGGGCAAGACGTACTCGATACTTCAAAGCCTCGTAGAACTCTGCTACGAGAATGAGAACGCCGGGGCGGTCATCACCATCGCCCGAAAGACATTCCCCGCGCTGAGGGCCACGGCGATGCGGGACTTCTTCTCCATCCTAGAAAAGGAGGACGCATACAACGTAGACCAGCACAACAAGAGCGAGGCGACGTACATCCTCTGGGGCAACCTCGTTGAGTTCATCAGCGTAGACCAACCCCAAAAGGTCAGGGGCCGGAAGCGTCAAATCCTATTTGTGAACGAGGCGAATGAGCTGGCCCTCGAAGATTGGCGGCAGCTCCTGCTTCGGACCACGGGGAAGGTCATCATCGACTTCAACCCCTCCGACGAATACCACTGGATCTACGAGGAGGTCATACCCCGCGAGGATGCGAGTTTCTTTCGGACCACCTACAAGGACAACCCCTACCTCGACAAGGCCACCATCGCAGAGATTGAACGCCTCAAGGATGCCGACCCGAACTACTGGCGCATCTACGGCCTCGGAGAAAGGGGAGTAAACCAGGCGGCCGTCTTCCATTGGGAGGTAGGAGAAATAGCCGGCAAGAGGATCGGGACGGGCCTCGACTTCGGATTCACCAACGACCCCACCGCCGTCATCGACGTATACCAAGACGGCCACACGCTCATACTTCACGAGCGGTTGTACTCGACCGGACTCACGAACCCGGACATCTCCGAGGAGCTGAACAAGCTCGACGTGCAGACCATCATTGCAGACAGCGCCGAGCCGAAGAGTATCGAGGAGCTGTTTCGATTGGGGCATAACGTGAAGCCCGCACGGAAGGGACCGGACTCGGTACGGCAGGGGATCGACATAATGCGCCGCCACAAGCTCCTGGTTACCGCCGAGAGTACGAACCTGCAGAAGGAACTCCGGGCGTACCGATGGGAGCAGGATAAGAACGGGCGCAACCTGAACCGACCCGTGGACAAGGACAACCACGGAATCGACGCGGTGCGGTACGTGTGTCTGAACCTGCTCACCACCTCCCGGAGTGGGTCGTACTATCTTGCATAAATGCAAACTTTTTTCGCGTGAATGTTTGGATATGCGAAATTGAGTTGTATATTTGCTATGTCAACAACGACAAACAAACACACAACGACATGAACACAGTCAACCTCCCTCATTACACCCTGGTTTTCCCGGACGCTCCGGCGAACCAAGTATTCGACACGGATGAGGTGCGCGCCACCTGCTTTCACTACACGCACAACTCAAATTTCTTTATGGCGAAAGAGCAGCCCGGTTATGTATCCACGTTACAGACGGATATGTACGGCAAGAAGTTCGTCATTACCCGCACACGGATGGAGGACAATGCGCACGGCATGGTCATCAAGGGAGAAATGAAGTGGGCATAATCTCGCCTCCCCACTCGAAACAGGCCCTACGGGGCCTTTTTTTATGGCCGTACCTTTCGTCTATTTGATAGCGTGAAGAAGACCATCACCATACCGGAGAACCTGTACGACATCACCGTCGACCAGTATCTCCAAGTAAAGGCC